AGGAGGGGCTGCCGAACAAACTCAAACGCTACGAGCGCGTGCACGGACGGGTCTTGCAATGGATACCGGCGCAACCGGTCAGCCTTGGCGATGCGCAGGCGCTCGCGGCGCTGTACGGGCAAGGCGTGGCCTTTGCCGATGACCTCTTGAGCCACTTGGTCGAACAGGCGCACGGCAGTGCACGGCGGGTTTCGGTCAACCTCGAATGGCTGGCGGAAAAGGCCAAGGCGGACGGCTACTCGCAACTGGAGTTTAAAGACCTAAAGCGGCTGAAATTGGAACTGTATACCGGCCAAGCGCCGAAAAGGCGGCTGGCATGAACGCCCTTACCCTCTCCCCCGACCCCTCTCCCGCCCGCGGGCGAGGGGAGCCAAGCGGCCATGCAACGCATCGCCTTGACCGCCCGTGGCTTGCCCACATGGCGCAGCGCGAAGCCAGGGCGGCGAGCCTGTTGTGGGAAGCGTTAGCGCAGACCGAACAAGCGTTAAACAGCGCAGGCAGTGCCGAGCAGCGGTTAAAACAAGCCACTGCCGCCAACCGTCACGCGCGAGCCGTCGCCGCCTGCCTGCGGGGTTACACAAGGCAAGTGGCCGAGGAGTTGGCATGAACGCCTTGGCCGCGCTTGCCCTCTCCCCCAGCCCCTCTCCCATCAATGGGAGAGGGGAGGTTAGAGCGTGCGCCGCTTTGCACCCCTCGCCCGCGTGCGGGAGAGGGGACGGGGGAGAGGGTGCGCCGAGTGAATGCGACTGGCTTTCCATACTCAAAAACGAGGTCAAGCAAACCAGCGCCGCTGCGGTGGCGAGAAAGCTCGGCGTATCAAGGACGGCGGTCAGCCTGTGCCTGCAAGGCAAATACCCCGGCGGGACAGAAAAGATGGCCGCGAGGGTGCTGGCGTTATTGGGCGAGCGCTTTTGCCCACGGGTAGACCACTGCATCAGCGCAGGCGAATGCCTAAACCAATGCCGCCAAATCGCCCCGACCCATAACCCCATGCAAATGCGCGGCTGGGGCGTATGCCAACAATGCAAGCGCAATGCGTTAAAGCAAGGTTTTAACGCCAATGGATTAAACGGATAAAGGAGCGAGACCATGACCTTAGCGCCATTAAGCAAAGAAGACGAAAAAACCGTTAATGAAATCTTTGATGTGTTGGTGGATGTCTTTAAACGCGATGCCAAACGCTTTAAAGAGACGCTTCAAAAAGTCCCGCCCGCGCCGCCTTCATTGATGACCATCCCACGCGGGATGTCGATTGATTTGGATGCCGGACAAGTGCTCGCGTTAGCGCGCGAAGCGGTTAATCAATCGGGCGGCAGTTATCCGCTGATTGTTCGGGAAATACTGGCTGCACTGGAACTATTGCGCGAGGCGTTTAAACCAGAAGGAGGTGCGCGGATATGAAGGCTATGGATGCCATGCAGCAAGCCTTGGCGGCGGTCAGTGCCAAGGCTGCGCATGATTTAACCGAGCCGGTCTTTTTACTGTGCGAGTGGTCGGCTAAGTATCACTTGGCGCAAATGAAAGCAGCAGCGAGCGCAGTTCGTCCAATAGCTCAGGTTCAGCCAATGCCTGAGAAAAACGCAAGTCCATTATGGGCTGCTCAGACGGCGACGCTGGCAGGAATTACTTCAGCTTTTGAAGCACTGCTTGCAGCGCAAAAAGCAGTGCTTGGCAATAGTGATAAAACAGGAGTTCAGCCATGAACGCACACAGTGAACCCCCCATCCCCGAAGGCTTTAAACAAGACGGGCAGGGGCGGTTAATTCCGCTTAGTTTAATTAAACCGATAGACCTTGAACGCGACCGTTTGGTCGGCGAGATTGTCGAAAAAGGCAAACAGGTCAATCAAACCTTGGCGCAGTTTAAAGAAGAGGTCTTGGGCGATATCCGCGCCTTTGTGGAATTATCCCATGAACAATACGGCGCAAAAATCGGCGGTAAAAAGGGCAACTTGAATTTACTCTCCTTTGACGGGCGTTACAAAGTGCAAGTGGCGGTCGCCGACAGCATTGAATTTGACGAACGCTTACAGGCAGCCAGAGCGTTAATTGATGCCTGTTTAACCGAATGGACAAAAGATGCCCGCCCCGAATTAATGGCCTTGGTCAATGATGCGTTTCGCGCCGATATCAAAGGCGAGATACGGGTAGGCCGCGTACTCGCGCTGCGCCGTTTGGAGATAACCGATAAGCGCTGGCAACAAGCCATGCAAGCGATTGGCGAAGCCTGCCAAGTGGTCGGCAGTAAACAATATATAAGGCTTTATGAGCGCTTGGATGACGGCGACAAGTACGAACCCATCGCTTTGGATTTAGCCAGTATTACCCTCTCCCCCAGCCCCTCCCCCGCCAGCGGGGGAGGGGCGCTAAAAGCAGCGGGCGGCGGGAGCCAGAACCTCCCCTCTCCCGCATGCGGGAGAGGGGCCGGGGGAGAGGGTGCGGCGGTGGAGGCAAACTAATGGCCGTTCAATTTGCCAATAAATCCGCACAAATCGCCAAAATCCATATTGCCAAAGCGCAATTAAAGATGGATGACGAAACCTATCGCGCGTTTTTAATGCGCGTGGCCGGGGTTAACTCCTCCAAACAATTAAATCCCAAACAACTGGGGCGGGTGTTATTTGAATTGGAGAAACTCGGTTTTAAACCCACTTCCAGCAAAAAAGCCGGACGCGCCCGTCCGCGCCTGCCGGAAAGTCGCGCCAAGATACTGGCAAAAATCGAAGCCTTATTAAGTGAAGCGGGCAGGCCGTTTAGTTATGCCGATGGCATGGCGTTACAGATGTTTAAACGCGAGCGGCTGGAATGGCTGACCGATATTGAGCTTTACAATTAATGCAGGCATTGATTATCGATGCCAACCGTAGAAAAAGGAGTGTGGCCAATGAAAGCGGATAATAGTCCTGCCGTAAAAGAGAAATTTCCACCAGCACCGGACGAACTGGTCGAGCAAGTAAGAACGCTTTTATACAACTACCAGCAATCACACATGGAAAAACGGCGGATTGTGTTTATTGTGGCGGACTTCTACGAAGACAATCATGAAGTGGTTGGTCGATTGGTGGACAGTTGTGTGCGCGGCGACGTACCGATTAAACCGTCTCAAGTGCAATGGTTGAAAGATAAAGTGGCAAAGGCGTTAAACAGTTTATATCCAAAGGAGTAAGCGCCATGCTGTATCGAAAAAAGCCTATTGTGGTGGAGGCTTGGCAATTGACCGAATACGCCGAGTTTCCAGACTGGATACTGGAGCGGGACGATATTAGGGTAAAAGTCACTGGGCAAGTGCGTCGTATCTCCATGCTGATACCGACTTTGGAAGGTGAAATGACCGCTTGCATTGGCGATTGGATTATTAAGGGTATCAGCGGCGAACTGTACCCTTGTAAGCCGGATATTTTTGCAGCGACCTATGAGCCGGTATCCGCAAGTCCTGTCAATAACACCCTGCGGATGCGCTATTAACCATGCACGCCACCTGTCCTGATTGCGGCTGCCGCGCTCCCTTGGCTTCGTTTTTTGTTGAAGACGACGGCAAGCGTTTAGCCTGTTTGGTTGCCGATATGCCACCGGTATTGGGACGGGCGGCGCTTGCGTATTTGGCGTTATTTAAACCGGCCAAACAGGGCTTGCGCTTATCCAGGGCGGTGCAGTTAATTCAATCATTATCCGATTTAATTAAACAAGGCACGGTCTGTAAAGACGAACGTTCCGGCGTAAGAAGAGCGGCCAGTGTTAATCATTGGGCAGCCGGTATTGAAACCATGCTGAATCAGCGAGCCAGTTTATCGCTGCCGCTGGATAATCATAACTACTTGCGCTCGGTGGTGTTTGGATTGGCGGATAAAGCCGATGCGGTTAATGAACAACAACGCGAGCGGCAATTACGCGAAGGGGTTAATACGGCGCGACCGGCGGACTTATCCGGCGAAGGGCGACCACGCTCTTTTGGTGAAATCGCCAAAAGCATGGATACCCCGCTCGCCCGACAATTGATGTGGATTGCCGATATGCAGCGCTTTGGTGCCATGACGGCCGAACAAGCCGAACGCGAACGGCAACAGGCAAGGGAGAAGTACGGATGAACGCTGCCAAACCTTTACCGCATTTACCCTCTCCCCCAGCCCCTCCCCCGCCAGCGGGGGAGGGGAGCAAAAGCCCGTCCTCATTGAATGCAGTGACCGCTTGTCTCCCCTCGCCCGCGTGCGG